AGAGGCTTTTCGTGATTTTTCGGAGACGTTAGGTAAAGCACTTGAACCTGTTTTAATTTCTATAACTAAAGGTTTAACAAAACTAATAAAAGCAGTTGATGATTTGATTAGTTCACCACTAGGCAAAACTATTGCTATTTTTTCTGGTATTGCTTTGGCCGCGAAAGGTGTTTCGATAGCATTACCACTTGTAAGTGCTGGTTTATTAGCTGTAGCAAAAGCTGGCGGTATAGCTGCTATTGCACTTAATGCTATTCCGTTTGTTGCTGTTGCAACAGGCATTGGTGCTGTTGTTACAGCATTAATAAAACAAAGAGACGAGCAAAACAAAGTTACTGAAGCAATTGAAAAGGGTGAAATTGCACAGCTCAGAGCTTTGGAAGCTGACTTAGGTATAAAAATGGCAAAAGAAATATCCAAAATTAATGACACAAATGACAAAAGAACAATACAAGCTGCAAATAAAAGGCTTGGCTTATTGCAACAACAAATGCAACCTATAAAAGAAAGATTAAATATAGTTATAAAAGAAAATGCAGAACTTGAGAAAGCAAATAAACTTAAACAAGAGGCTGTAAATAAAGATGAAGAATTAAAACGAAAAGCAGAAGAACTAAAAGAAAAATATATGGAAATAGGAAAAAGTGTTGAAGATGGTATTGTATCAAACCTTACTGACGCTGTTATGGGGACAAAAACTCTTGGAGAAGCTGCAATAAGTGTATTAAATAATTTAAAACGAAAACTGATAGAAGTTGCAATACAACAAGCTGTTTCTGGAATTGGTGGGAAAATAGGTGGATTCTTAGGAAAAGTATTTACAGGAAAGGCAAATGGAGGGCCTGTATCGGCAGGCGGTTCTTATATCGTCGGTGAACGTGGTCCAGAAATTTTGCAGATGGGTTCAAGAGGTGGCAATATTATTCCAAACAATGCAATTGGTGGAGGTGTAACAAATATGGTCACAGTAAATGTTGATGCTTCTGGTACTTCTGTTCAAGGTAATGGTTCTGAAGCGGATCAACTTGGACAACTTATCGGCAGCATAGTTCAAGCTACACTGATTCAAGAATCAAGGTCTGGAGGTTTACTAAATAAATAATGGCTACATTTCCTTCAATAACCCCTGTTTATGGCATGAGAAAAACAAGCAAACCTAAAATAAAGGTTTCGCAGCTTGGTGATGGTTATGAATTTAGGGCTTTACTAGGGCTTCCGTTATCTCAAGACCCTAAAGTATATGATTTAACTTTTAACGTATCTGAGACTGAATCAGATGTAATTGAAGCGTTTTTAAGAAGTAGAGTAAACGATCAGGCGAGCTTTACTTTTACACCACCAGCAGAGGGTTTTACAAAAACAGGGACATATTCTCAAAGTGGAACAACTGTAACGATAAGTATCACTTCGCATGGAGTTGCAATAGGTGATATTTTAACCATTGACTATACTTCTGGCTCTGCAACTGATGGAACATTTGCAGTAGCATCTTCTGCTGATGCTAATAGTTTCACTGTTACTGCTGCTGCAAGTGCTACCAACAGTGGTAATGTATCAATAACTCTTTCTGGTGCTGGACAGTATGTATGTGATTCTTGGACAAAATCAATTCCTTATAACAATAGAGCAATTATAAATACCACTTTTAGGGAGGTCTTTGAACCATAAATGGGCAACCCTACAACAGAACTACAACAACTTACAAACAAATCAATAATCGAGTTATTTTCTGTAGAATTAAAA